CAGTTTCTGGCGATCAGCCTATAAAGAAATACAACACCACCTATCTGTTCTTTACTGATAATCTAATTAGCCCTCCAAATCACGATGTTATTATTAACAGTTTTGATAAGAGAAGGCTTAAGTATCTCCCTCTGTGGAACGCTAAGTCTTCACACTTTGATTTTACTGTATCGGGAGCAGGCTTTGATTTAGAATTCTTCCAGTCACCAAACTATAACAGATACGATTTCACAAACTCTTTAGCTTCTGTAGCGGACTTTACACCTTCAAAAGCTATAGCTAGAGTCCATGTTGATATAAGTGGAGTTGACCAAGTATCTACTGGAGATTACTTCTTCCCAAAAGTTAAATACTCTTTAGTTGATCTTCAGCCCCCCTCTGGAGCAGCCGCATCATGGCAAGCTTCTGGATTAGACATGAGGAATCCTAACTTAGGTCTTAGAGGTGCTGATATTCATAGACCACCTTTCTTTGTTGAGGACTTAAGTAAGACTCATATAAACCACGCTGCTCTTCCTTGCTTTACTAGAAACCAAACCTTGTTTGGAGTAGCTCCCATAACCACTAATCCTTTAACTGCTTCTGGTCCATACACCGCTGAAGCTCCTAGGACTGCGGTTAGAAGAAGGAACAACGAGAAATCCATTACGAAGGGGGAGTGGTATTCAAGAACCGGATATAACCAACCTACTTTCTATAACGGAGCATCTTCCACAGTATATGATCCTAATGCATCTGAAGATACTCTTTATGATTTCTTGCCATTGGGGTGGACTCCTAGCTCATACTCCTTTACACCAGTAACCTTACCCGTAAGTGGCATATGGGATCGTTGTGAGACTGTAGACTCATCTTCAATTTACAATGGTGTGGAGACATCCGCCTGTTACGAGATTAGAGGCTCTGTAAATTATACGGCTACCTCCAGTATAAAGAAAGACGAAGAGCATTTCTATGTTGATAGAAGCAACTTGTCAGAGGTTATAATCCTCATCAAGCAACTTCTTGATGAGAAGATAAAAGCCAAAGCTGCTGAGATTTATAACAGTAACCGATCTCTTTTTGATGCATCCGCGTCGTATCTTAACATTGTTGATAGTCTTGCTAACTACATGATAAACAATGGAGAGGACTCAATATCTGATTACTTTGATTTTGAATTTGGTACTACAAAACCAAAGTGTAAAGGTCTGTTCATCGGTATGCACAGACTATATGACGCTTATGTTAAAAGCTTAGGGTTCCACTCCGTTTCTGACTCTGAGTTGAACTCGCTAGACGATGGTGGTCTTAGTGTTATATCTCACGCCTATGGACCATTAGCTTATAACGCAAAGCTTACTGTGAACGGCGAAGAGTACAATAGTAATTACAACAAGAAGTCGGGTTCTGTATCTGATGAGTTTGTATTCTCTACTTCAGCAGCGAGCCTCACTGCATTCTATGAGGCAGATACCGTCAAGGATCTCTATGCTGGTAGGACTCCTGAAAGGAGATGCTTCGGTCTTCTTAGCGGAGTTGAGGTAGTTGATACCTCTACATCTCCCAATGTTATGTCATGCTTCAACTTGTCTTCCGATAGAAGTATTCTTGGAGGACCAGTGGACCTAGTAGGTAAGAACATCATTGCCATGAAATCTTTAAGGGGTCTTCCTAGATTAAGATATCACATAGGTTCTGATAACGGGTCAGGAGAAACTTACGGTCCTAGAGTAAACAAGCTTGTACCAGAGCATGATTTCGATTTCCAGGTTAGTTCTCAATTCTTAGAAGAGTTTAGTAATGTAAAGGGTGGAGGGTCTGTAGGAATATGGATCCACACTATCCCAGAGCTAGACGCAAACGGGGACTATGTTTTCTGGAACTACATGCCTAACGGTAAGTGGGAAATGCATAAAGCAACTGATGTAGCTTTTAACAATTACGGAATGACTAAGATTAAGAATGAGCTTAGTCACTTAGTAGACATAAGAGAAAGCTCCATCATAAGAGATCTAGTTCCTTGTTACGAATCAGGTGAGCCTTCTAAACTATCTCTACTGTCTGTAGGTGCAAATGATTTCAATATCGGATCTATTAGATTCAATACTCAAAACAGGTTAATAAAAGTTCCTGTTGAGTACTATCAAAAGTATCAACAAGTTCATAGACTTGACCAAAGCTACGCTGTAGAAATATTCCCCTTGCCATCTAATGAAGGGTTCAGGGATTCAGATACCAAGAAGTATTGGATATGCAAAGGAATGCAAATTGTAGACAGGTACTTCAACTCTTGCACAAATACCATTGAGCATGTTGATATACCTAGCTTCGCTCCTGCGTTTAGTCCAACAGTATCCTCTATAGTGTTCTACAGAGAGGACGGGTCTATTGTTCCACAGGATACGCTAATGTATGTTGATGAGGACGGGAATATAACGCTTGACGGAGAAAAGATTACTTACGGGTTTACTTCTCCTGTAGTACAATCCCCAGAGAAGCCAAAGCTTTACTCTAAGGTATACGCTTATACAAAATCATCTTGGGTGTCTGAAAGCTTGCTTGTAGATTCAGAGGAAACAACAAACTTCTTTATTGATAATGTAAAGTATGTTGGAGAGTTTACTCAGGACAGTGACTACATATTATCACCATATACTTTAGGTATGGTAGGTTCTGAATTAGGAAGCCACATTGTAAAGCCTGCTACGATATACTACAAGGTATCCCCTGAGAATATACTAAGAGCTTTTAGGCACTTTAGATATGTCTCTGAACAAATATCTTCTAGAGATAATTCTGAAACTGAGGACCTTTACGGTTTAAGTGGTGGAGGTAGACTTAACTATAGAATACATCCAGCCTCGTATCAGAATGACAACACTTGGCAAACTTCCAAGAGATATAATGAGTTGGAGTTTTATAACTGATGAGAGGCGAAGTAGAGGTTATAGCTGTTGTTGATGGTTCTTCTAGAACCATCTTGAAGGATAGCAATATGATAATGGATGGTTTTGGTGAGAGCATAGTTTCTATACTCACCACTCCTTCGGGTATTGTTGCAAACGGTGCTAGAGGGTCTGCTAATGATTTAGATAGCAGGTTAGATACCTCAAACTACATCATCCAAGGACTTGCTTTCGGAAAGGGAACCTACGGATATTTAAACAATACTCACAAGTTTAATAACCAAAACTTTGTTCACTATTCAGAAGATCTTACGAACGCAGTATGGGAAGCTTTTGATCTTAATGTCAGTCAGGTTAGTTCAGTTCAGGCACCAAACCAGTTCAGCAAAGTTTTCCTAATAGAATCGTCAGCTATATCTACAGCAAAAGAAGGTAAATCACTGTGTCAAGATACGGCACTGAACGGGAAGGAGACTGATGGAAAGGATGATAAAATATCTTTTTCTGTTGACCTTAAATACAGACATGAACTCCCTCCTTACAAAATTTCTGGTGCTCGGTACAGTACTATTGGAATTGACCAGAACGGAACAGATACTTATCTTGTGTTAAGGTGGGATGCAAGCGGTAACGCTTCTTTACTAGATTCCAATAGAGACGGTACAAGTGATTGCAGGTTCTCTAGCGGTTTTATTAAGAACCTAGGAAACGGTTGGTACAGAGCATGTGTAGTTCCTAAGGTAGACACTGGGTCAGGTAGCGTGTCCAGGGTTCGCGTCTACCCTTCACTACCTATAGATGCCACAGCATTAGGATTTACAGCAGCTTCTATTAGGGACTCACTAGGAAGCGTATATGTATCAAGACCTAAAGCAGTTATAAGTAACTTTCCAACGCATTACACTTCTAGCACAGGTCAAGTATCCTTAGAAGAAAATAGCGAATACGGTACTGGCGTATCCTTTTCTGGTATAGTTTATGGGGACTCAACCTTAGGAACTCTTTACACTGATACATCAGCATACAACGCTGTGGTCAATCAACCAGAGATGCCAAACCCAGTGAATGAAGTTCTAGAACCCCATACAGTATATTCTCTAGAAACCATATCAGACCTAAGGATAGACGGGTTCCATAATAAGAACTTCAACTCCTTTAGTGGAATACATGTAAGTAGCTATCTCCCTGATTGGGATGTTGGTGCTGGGACATCAGCCATAACTAGTGATAACTTTAGCTACTACATGGGATGCTACGCTCCAACCAGCGGAATCACCGTAGCTGTAACAGATTCAACGGACTTCTCTTCAATAGTAGCATCCTCTGTTGGACTGAGTGGATCTTACGCTTCACTTAGAACTATGGATAAGGATGGACATGTAAGATCGTTCTACCCTGCTTTGGGTGATACTCAAGATGCTTCTGGAAGATTGATTGTGTCTGCTAATTCAGACTTCTCTTCCACGGGCGAGCTATCATGCATATCAATAATACCTAAACCTGACGCTGTAGTGTCCAATATGTATGGAGGTATTTTCGAAGCAGGGTTGTTTTCACTAGATTTAGAAAGAACACTAAGGGAATTAGGAACTCAACCTCCTTACAACAAGGATGTGGATACTGGAGATGATTTCAAAATGAAGCTTATCGCCAGAAAAACATTTAATGATAACATAGTCGTATGTAGAGATGAGGGTTCAAACGGTGGTGTAGCCAACCATGATGATGTAAAAATAATCTGGAGGTTGAAGTTTATATGAGAGGCGAGGTTACGATAACTAAAGTTTATAACGATGGCAGCCGTGAGGTAGTCTGCTCTGAAGAGTGTAACATTCTTACAGACGGCTTAGGTATATCCATGGTTAACCTATTTACGACTAATGCCGATCTTTTCCAAGGAAGCCTTGAGGATTTTCAACTGAAATACTTCCAACTAGGTACAGACACCTATGTCGATACAAGCCTCATGACCGACGAGCAGTTTGAAAACTGGGAAGACTCGCTCCCTGAAGGTGTAGAGAATAACTTCTACGAATTGTCGTCACCTTTATCTTACTCTGAGTATGGAACGGATACCACTGTTCATGTAGATAATAAAAAGATAATAACTGTAGAAACCCCATTCCTAGAACCTTATGCATTATCCTACATATACGAGGAGCAGCCTGTGGCTTATTTGGAAAGATCCTCTGTAACTAGGTTTGTAGATGATGCTATTCATGTAAAACTTAATTTAGATGAAGGTAGTGCCGTAGGGCAAGACTTAAAAGAGTTTGGATTATTTATAAAAAACCCAAGACATTTTAAGTCCGACGATAGACCCGTATTGGCTGCATACAAAATAGTGAGACAGCCTATAAGTAAAACGGATCAGTTCTCTATTGATGTGGACTGGTCAATTTCATTTGAATGACCTTATCAAACTCACTTTAGCATTGTAAACACAGTATATAATTAAGTATAGCCATGAATAAAAGCAAGGACCTTAAACCCAAAGGACATGTTGAGATATGGAAAGTCTATGAGGATAACCATACTAAGGAATTAGTATGGGAGGAGGACAATGTAATCACCTCAGGCATGGGTGTAGCACTTTCTCACCTATTCTCTGCTTCCGGCAGCACCTCGATTCTAGGCTATCAGATACTTAACTTCGCGTGCGGAAGTGGAGGAGACATCACAAACTATGGAGCGTCCTCCTTCAAACTTAATGACCAATTCCATCAGGATGATTATGGAGATAACGCCAGCCTCGTAATTGAGGAGTTTGCTGCCATAGAAAACGGTTCACTTGGTCTTCCTAAGCACTTCCCAAGAATAAAATTCAGTAACATACATAAAGTATCACCCACCTCTGCTAGATTTACACTAGTTCTAGATTCTAATACTTTAAATGTTGATGAGGATATAGATGAGATTGGTCTTTTCATGAGGAACCCCAGAGGGTTAAACCCGTCTTCACCTATACTTGTAGCTTATAGACCCTTCCCAGGGATCAGAAAAACGAGTTCGTTCTCGTTAATCTTTGTTTGGACAATACAATTCTAAAATGGCTTTTAATTCAGACGATTTATATACGGTAAGCTCAGGGGTTCTCTTAACAGATTACTGGAACCCTTTTGTAACCAAGCATGACACCAGTTCTTTCTATAACTGGGAGCAGGATAACCTTCCTCTATACGATCTTGAAGAAAGAACTAATTACCTTTGGGAGAAGCTAGGTTGGCCTACTTCTTCTCTGCCTGGAATGGTGTTGGCCGTTTCCTCATCTATACCAACACACTTAGATGTAAGCTGCAACTTCTTCACTGACCTCTCATCGGCGGTACAGGCCCTTCCTGAAATTATTAGGATGCCCACCTTGATTGAGGTTTGTGTGTCTGGGGATGCTGGTGGGCTGGATCTAGATAATATCAAGTGTGAAGGTGATGGTAAGCTTGAGATTATAAACAGACTAGCCCTAACTGTACACGATTCAAGCTCCGTATCCAGAACAGTTGGTGCTGGAAAAGATGCTCTTTCTACAGTATCCTCATTGGATATGTACAATTCCTATACAGATGCCTCATGCCTTCTCGCTTCCGCAAATGTATCAGGAGTATTCAACTATATAGGTATCGCTGGTAAGAAACCAGTTAGAGGATTTGTTGAAGCAGCTTATACAGGAGCCGCTGCTGATTATAGATCAGACAGGCTAACGACTACTCTATACGATAGGCTTGTTACTGGAGGTAATATTTTCTATTCCATCGGAGCTAGAAGTGGCCTTTCTGTAGACTCAACCTGGGAAACATTAGACGCATCTACCTACGCTGAAACCGATGGTACTTTTATAAGAAGAACCCCTCTTCCTAATAATGCAAACGCACCAGTTCACGGGTTCTTAACTTCTAACTACCTTCGTCATATAAACATATCTAACTGTGACGGACCTATTTTCATTAGAGGTTTTATAACTGACCCTGCTGGAGACTCTGCTTCAGAACCTTACACTTACGATTCCAGCGAGTCCAGCATGAGCGGCATGGTGGGCATTAAAGTTTCAAACTCCGAGAATGTCACTCTTGAGCAATGTGGTTCCACCAGAGCTAGAGAGGTCGGTTGCTTACTTGAAAACTCAAAAGTTTTCCTAAGAAGAGGTTTTGGATTAAGTAGAAACTATGAGCCACTTTCCACTACGGAAAGACATGGCCGTAAGACTTACGGATTAAAAGCAATTAATAGTGAGGTTACGATCAAGACAGACTCGGTTGTTTCCGGGTTTAATTACTTCTTCAACATTCAAAACCAAGATGTAGGTATCCTCCTAGAAAACTCCATATTAAACGGAGGCCAGTCTAGAAACATAGATACGCAATACACTATACTAAACTCTTCTTACAACCTTACAGGCGTAGAAGCAATAAACTCCGACATTGATATTTACGGTTACCTTTCTGTTTATAGTAATGATGTCGGTCTGAAGGCCCACAGTTCAACTATTAAACTTGATAACATGTGGGTTGAGCTAAATCAAAGTGTCGGATTCGATCTACTAAACACTAATGTAACCTATAACACAGTTGGTGGAAGGCAGTCCCTCGTCTCATTAAACGAAACTCAGACACTTTCTCATAACTACCAGATAGGCTTCTGCTCTAACGGTCAACATTTAAAGATGTCTAACTCATCCTTTAGACCAAAGAGTTACATTGACGCCTACAACAAATCACCTTACTCAACATTCTCCTTACACATGGGGGTAGAAACTTCTGGTTCAGCAGAAACTAACCTATCTCCAGGTATTGAGCTTGATAACTCAAACTGTGAAATTGTTTACGGAAGACTTGTAGCTCCTGGAGGTAATGGTTCTCCTATAAGTTACTTGAGAGGAAGTGTTGTTGATGGTGCTTTGGTTAGAGCTAATAATAATTCTGAAGTCCTATTTAGAGGAGGCAAGCATTCAGCTTCCATCTTAGTCGGACCAGAAGGCGCATTACTTCAGGCTAAGTCTTCTGGAGTGTCTGTTAATAATAACTCCACTTGTAGATTTAGTGGACCTACCTTTATAGGACAATTTGGGGTAGATGTTTTAGCTGACTATAACTCTACTGTCAAGTTTGAACCTCACAGAAACGAGGATGGAAATGGTCTTGCTGTAAGTGCTTGGAACTTAACAGATGCACAAAACCACACATCAGTAGAGCTTCACTCTACCCGAGCCTGTCTTGTAGCTAATAACGGATCTAACATTGTCATGGAGGATATGGGTGATTACCACTCATTCTGGGACAGGGAGATTATAGGGGGTTCTGTTTCTTCTTCTGATTATGGAACTGGTACAGAAAACTTTGCATTTAACACTTCATCCTACTTCTCTGCTGGATCTATGATGTTCCTTCCAAACCCAAATGATCAGACTCTAGCATCTCCATACAATCTTCCTATAACTAAAATCATTTACAACTCTACTAACTCAGCGCCTCAAACCCCTGTAGCTATAGGGGGAGGTAAATATGTAGGATTCCTTGCCGACAACTGGCACGACATGGCAGAAGATGATTTCATCAATACCTATTCTATGGGAGGAATGTGCGTTAGAGCCTTGAACGGTAGTAGAGTTAAGGCTTCTAATGTTCACTTCATGCCAGGGCCTACTTTGACGGATAAGGAGTACTTTGATCCTAGCGCCTTAGGTAATAACGCAGGTTGCTATAACCTAAGGATATGGAACATAGGTCCTGGGTCTTACTTAGATGCAGCGTATTGCAGCGTCAGTGGAACACACCCAAGCCAAGCCAACTATGTAGGACCACACGCTGTTTACACGAAGTCTGGTGGACAGTTTGGACTAGGCTTCGACTCATCCGCAGTCGCTTACAGAGCGTTCGAGGGAGCACCTTACGATGCTTCTGCTGGTCACCCTGATCTAAGCACACTATCCATTCTAGATTACTTCGGAAGTGGAGTCCAGTGCAGCGCAATCTTCTCAGAAAAACTACAAGCAGTTAATAGAAGGAGAAGCGGATCCAACTCCTATATAGGATTTGAAACACCACAAAACAGGGGTCCTTTCAGACTATACTTTGCTATAGATCCTGCTGCAAAGGATTTATTCTATGCAAGTGGAACTCCTGAAGAATTCCCAATAGAAGCTGTAGAGGACAATAGACCTTATCAAGCACTATCGCAAGGGTACTTCCTGTCAGGGACTTGTTCAGGGTTGGAATCTGTAGCGTCTGGAATCCACCTAGATCTGTACACTGTATCTTCTAATTCGGTGGACCCCTCTGGTACACTAGCAATTTCTGGTTACTATCATGTATCTTCCTTTATAGATCCTACATTTGCAAGAAGGGTAGTAATTGATGAATCAGCCGCTAACACATTCGCTAACGCAAAACACTGCTCTCTCGATCTTTTAGGCAGACCAAAGCTCGTAACTATATACAGGGCTACAATATCTCCTGAAGGAGAGTCGGCAAGCCCACTAACTGATGGGTTTGGAAGAGGGTTTAAGTCTTCTAACATCTTCGATTTAAAGAGGGATAACTAATGTCACAATCATTCTTCGGTTCTGGTCAAACAGCTAATTCTAGCAAACAATGGAAGGAGAGCGCACACAAGTTCGTTCAACCTGTTCGGTATTTCAAGAGTAATGATCCTTACTACTGGGAAGTTGATAACATTCCTATCAAGCAACTTGAGGAAAACATACTATGGATTAAGGATCAGCTAGACACCCAGACGGATTTCTCAGGTATTGGAAGGGCGCAGTTCTCTGAGCTAAAGCCTTTCTCTACTGGCGAAGGGTTCAGCGTATCGGTTAGACCTGGGCGTTACTCCTCTAGAATTAACGACGCATACCAGAAAGGTATAGCCAGTCTTACCAAGAGTGCTTATGGTATAATGGACGCCGATATTCAGGGCAAGATTAACATCTCTATATCGGACGACATCTTAAGAAAAGTTTCAGGTGAGCTTATAGCTAACCTAGTTGCAAACAATGGCCTATACGACCATGTTCAACATCACAAAACTGAGGGTCAGCTAGGGCTATCGTTAGAGTGGTCTGTAGATTCTAACGAGTATGTTCAGAATGTTGAGGCTGGTATTTATAATCTTCCAAAGAATAAGTTAGCTCTTTGGAAGCAGAGAAACACATCAAAGAACTATAACCCTCTCAAGGTTGATCTTCAACAGCTTTCTGTAGATTTTACAAGAAGGTGGGGCGGCACTGCTAGAACCTCAATAGTTAATGTTCAGGACACTTTATCCATAGCAGTACCTCAGTTTAGTGACGATGATTACGCTAACCAATCAACCTTCATTCCTAACACTAGAATCGACCTTCTCTTCATCTACTCCCATCCAATAGATGCAGAATCAACAACCATACCAAAGCCTTCGGGTAACGCTCCTACGACTATAAATGCTCCTCGTTTAGGGCTAGTTAAAGGTGCTGGGGCCATAGGTCTTAAAGGTAGAGGTCCTAACTTTGATGGAATTGATATGGCTGCTGACGGTACAGCGTTCTTATCAACCAATGCTTACACAAGCAATGCAGCAAACGCAAACAATTATTTCAGCGTTGACAATCCTTATGACGAGGACGGCAACACTCAAGTAAACTCTCATATCGTAGATCAGAATCAACAGACAATGGGGATCAATAATACCTTTGGTAACTTCCCATCACCTGATGATCTAATGAACCTTGCTCCTTTACTTCAAGAAGATCTTGAGACTACAAACCTCGCGTTAATAGGTCAGACGGTTCTTCCTGTTGCGTATGTAATTGTAAGAAAAGGAGCCACAAAGATAACCAACAGCGATATTATTGATATACGCCCCTTCTTTAGAACTACAGAACTTGCGTATAACGAAAGATCTGGTATCGCCGCTGCTAACCCACCTCTATCCTTCGCCAACCCTGCTGTAGGTAAAGCGGAACTTAGACATAATCTTACTAAGGTAAGGAGTTATATTGATGGTCTTCAAACTACAGTAGAAACTTCGCCTAGGGTTGTTGCTACTGGAGTAGTTATGGGTGGAATGAAGTTTGGAGTTGAGGGAGCCCTCGTTAGATTAGGAGCCAGCAACCAAGCTAACAATTCCTTGTCTAACCCAACCTCGGCAGCCGCAAGATTGGAGTGGCTAAAGTCTAACGGATTTGTTCCCTACAACACTCAATCCTTGCCCGTTGAACCTGAATGGGAAGTTTCAAACTGGGCTCTTGGTAAAACAAACTCAGGAACTTACAGAAACGATAGGATCTGGCTCAGTCAGCATGTCCCAGATAAGTCTGTAACATTTACATCTGACGGTTCTTTAGCAGGAGTTGTTGATCCAGTAACAAAACCTTTTGCTTACAACCCAGGAGGTAGCCCTCTTGATCGTGCTGGCAGTATGCATTACTTCGTCAGAAAGAGAGTGAACCTTAACAAAGGAAATGTTCCATGGATGGGTCATTACGATGTAATTGTTCAATATCTTAACTGTGTGCCTGCGTCTATGGATGAGGCTTATGCAATAAACACAGGAGTTACTCATGACTCCAGATGGAAGCAGTACTCAGGAATCCATGTTGCTAAGGATGAGAACGGGTTTACCATTTATTGTAGCTTCGCGTCTGTAGATGGCTACGCTAAGACTGATAGAACTGACGGTCCTGGAGGGGGCCTTATCTTCGGAAATGGCGGTTATAAGACTCTAGCTGGAGGAGAAACCTCTGACAGAGATAAAGAGTGCTTCTCAGCATTCCATGTTACGCATGATCTCCTTACTTACAATAATGGGGAGATTCACGGTAACGAAAATACGGGATCAAACTTCGCACCAAGTCTCCACTGTACATACCCTTCAGTGCAGTTCACAGTAATAGGATATCCTTCAGGGTTTAGTCCATCTGTCGGATTAGGCACAACAAACATCATAACATTACAGTGATTTATGGCTTCAGTATTCACCAATTGTCTTCTTAAGATAGCAGGAAGGGGGGATGTTACAGTAGGACCTCCCCCTCCTGATTGTTGTGGAGGATTTGGTGGAGGAAACGACGATGACGATGATCGTGGGGATGTAACTTACCCAGGCGAGTGTCCTTATAAAGCCTGTCTTCAGGCAGGTGCTGGTTGTATTACAATACCTATAAGTAGGGATGAGATTATAAATCAATGCCCTGGATTAATTGACGCTTCCGAGTATAACAATCCAGACGCTTGCCCTTACTTAGCCACGAACACAGGAGATTGTGAATCTGGGGGGTTACCCTCTACTGATGCTGGAGCTAATTGTGTAGCAGCCTTAGTTGGATTACAGGGCCAGCAATTATTCTCTGACGCTAATGCTTGTGAATCTTGTTGCGGTAATATAAATTGTAATGGGTGGACATGTAGCTTTCCTAACCAACCCTGTGGTCAGCACGCCTGCGATCTTGAAAGTGTTCCATACGATATACCTAAGTGCGGAGCAGTGCAGTCTAACTGTTACAATGATTGCGCTGATTTCTGGGATCAAAATGGCCCTCAGGAAGCAGGTGGGTTGTGGAGATCGAATGCTAAGTGTAAAAACCAGGGCGGTCCTGGCGGTGGTAAGTGCTGTGGGGATCCTCCCGTAGTGGCCCCTCCTGGAGATGATAGAGATAAACTATGCCCAGTGTATCTTTGCGAAATCCCAGGGACACCTTGCTTCCTAGCAACTATATCATTAAAGCTTTTACAAACCGCTGGGTGGGGAGGAAGTGACTGTCCCACATCTGACCCTGGTGGAAGTGGGGAGGTGATCCCTGGCGTTTATGTAGACAAGGGAAAGTGTGATGATTTCTGCACCGATCCTGGTGGTGGCGGTGGAGGTGGTGGCCCCGTAGTTCCAGGAACACCTAATCAAAGACTGTGCAGACTATACAAGTGTGTAGGTAACCATGACTGCGACCCTGAGTATAAGACAGCTTTAGACTGGGCTGTTCTATTTAATTTAAATAACCCACAGCAGGCAACTTGTACGCTTATAAATCAGGTGGCCGATCAGTACGGGTACTACACCACTAAAGGACAGTGTTTGAACAACTGCCCCTGTGATGCATTTAGATGTGATGGAGCCGATTGTATCCCTGCTCAGTTTAATCCAAACAATATAGATTGTCCTGTAGGAAATGCTTTTGTAGTAAACAACGGAGTCACTTATTATGGAAACCCTTCTTGTAACAACCAGTGCGAGGATATATGTACAGGATATCAATGTAAGGAGTCTTTAGGATCTTGCCTTCCTGTAAACTTTCCCTTAAGCGATGCTCAAACTACTGTATCAGATTGTGATAGCCTACCTGCAAAGTTTAATCTAAACGGCACTCTTACATTTAAAAATCAAACAGCCTGTGATTTATTCTGCGAAGGTACTGATCCTACTACAACAACTGGTGACTCTGGGACATACTGCCCAGTGTACAGATGTACTAATCAAGGATCTCCTTGTAACCTGTACAATTTAAACATATTAAATATACCTGGAACTCATCAAACCTGCGATACGATACCTAATAGTTTCTTTTCACAAGGGTTAGTATATTACAAGAATAAAAATATCTGTGATGATTTCTGTTTAACTCCAGGTATAGACCCAGGAGATTTTGATAACGGTGGCGGAACTAATCTAGAAGATTACTGCAACATTTTCTTATGCCAAGATAAGATTTGTAATGGGGTCTTTGTATACGCAGGAAACCTTGGCGTTACCAATTGTGACAATATCGTAAACGGACAAGAGGCATTAGGAACAACTATTTATAAGACACAGGCTCAATGTGAAATAGCTTGTAAAGACAGGATAGGTGGAGCTTCTGAGGTAGACTTTGGACTAGATGATTTTAACTGTCCGATGTTCGTCTGTCAAAGCCCTATCGGTTGTGTTCTAACTCAGCTTACTTCAGCATACTTCCCTGATGCACAAAGCTGTGCAGATTTCCCTAATGTGGCCCAGGTCGGAGGAGCTACCTTCTATAAGGATAAGCTACAGTGTGATGTAGTATGTCCAACTGATGCAGGTGATGGTGTTACAGTAGACTTCCTAACATGTCCTCTATATGAATGCGACAACTCTACAGGAAACTGTATAGGACAAAATGTTATACTAAACTCTAATCAGTATACATCATGTGATACACTACCAGCTACGCTTGTTATAGACTCAAAGCTATTCTACAGCGACCCTCAACTATGCGATCAGTTATGTAACATAACCAATCCGATAAACCCTCCTCCTACTCAAACAGGTTCTGGTGGTGTCTTAGACGAATTCTGTGATCTTTATAGATGTGTCGGTGCAGTGTGCATAGGAACAAGTAAGACTCCTTTAGAATTAGGTATTGTATCTTGCTCTTATATAAACGATGCTTTAGGGGGTCAGATATTCTATCAGGGTGCCAAGTATTACACTAATGCAAACTGTGACGGTAACTGTATAAACCCCTCTACCGATGTAGGTCCTGGAAATGATTTAGGAGAAGTTTGTCAGATATATGCTTGTGTTGATGGTATAGACTGTGAGCCTTTCAATAGACTTCTTCAATCAATAAACGGAGGTATCTACAACACTTGTTCTGAGATTCCTCCAACGGTAGATTCCAATGGACAAACTTTCTACAAGACTAGACAGAGGTGTAATAATTCTACTGGTTGCGGAAATGTGTCTGTAACTGGCGTAAACGCTCCTGATGATGTAGCTCCTGGTGTTGGTCAACCTACATGTGATTTGTATAGGTGTGCTGGAGGAAGTTGTGATTTATTGAGCATATCTTTGGGTGATCTTAATGATCAAGGTGCTAATTTAACATCATGCCTATCTCCTCAATCAAGAAAGACAGTCTCTTACAACGGGGAGAAACTATACTGGAGTCAGCAAAGATGTATAATCAAATGCTTCAATGTAACCTCTGACGATGCTACAGATCTCTTTGTGTTTGATATAGGGGACGGTCAAGTTATTGATGATGCTCAAGGTCCTATTTATTGTGATGTCTTCTCTTGCCCAGGAACTAACGGCCAACCTTGTGTACAAACTCAGTTAAGGTTAAGTGAGGTTAATCAAGCTACTGGTTCTAATTATTCTCAATGCCCTCCTGAAACATCTAACATGATGTTTGCGTATGATAACTCCCCTTACTTCTTTAACTCACAAAGATGTAATATACTATGCACTGATTTCTACGACTCAGACCCTGGGCGCACAGTTCCTAAAACTGATGTCATATCAGGTGCTGACGAGCCTGACTTGGGATCTGAATCTTGTGAAGTTTGGAGATGTTTAGGAACAGGTCTTCCTTGTGTAAAGTTCTATGTATATCTAAACTCTATACCCTTTGATACTTGTCCTCAAACAGGAAGCTTCTCATACTCTGCTCCAGGAACAACTACGGATTTGATTTACTTTGCTAAACAAGCTGCCTGCAATAGTTACTGTAGCAATGTAAATGTAGATGGGTCTCAGTTTGATTTCGGAGGAGGTCAGGCTGGTGGAGCTACAGGTGCTGACCTAGGTGATACTGGTGGGGATATTATATCTGGGGATGGGACATCCATAACCTTTGACGGTAAGCAGACCGATGATGCTACTGTATATTTCACCTTTAACCCAGACGGAACTAGAGTAAGAAGAGAGTATGCATTCACTGATAGAGAAGCGGTATTCGACCCAGTAGTTAGTAACAGGAAGTATAAGGACCCTCAGTCTAAAACATTCCTACCTACTTCTAGAGGAGATCTTCCGCAGGATCTGTTCGCTGAGACTGTTCATTTATACATTAAGTCTGTTCATGAGATGAATCAAGGTAAGCTTGAGTTCTCAGACCTACCTTACGGAAGCCTTCCTTTAATAAACATTGAAAGAAGTCTAAACTCGAATATAAGATCCTTGTTAAATAACGCTAGGTATCCTGACGGTAGTGATCTTAAGAAGGAGATTCTCATATACATAAGAGAGCTTATCATCACGAACAGGTTAGACAAAGCAGGGTCCGATCTTATTATTAGGCTACTTGAAGAGTGCCAAAGAGATGAAGAGCTACCTTCTAGAATATCTTCTACTGGTAACGAAGCTGATGCTATAAACTTTGCTGTTAACACAGGTCTAGAGCTAGACTTTAAAAAGTACGCTAACGATGATGAAAAAGAGCAGATGAGGTTGTGGAAGGTTATTGCTCCTGATGTCAACAAGAGGCTAGAGGTTATAACAACTGATGGTACTATCGTGGATGTATCTGTTTCAAGCGATGATAGTATAAAGCTTTATGAGGCCGACCGTACAGAGCATATAACCTATATTACTGACGGAGATCAGTACCCCACAAGCGCAGCCACCTTTGAGATAGCCTCTGATAAGGACAGGGCTTTAATAAACAACTACGATGATATCTCTAAGATCATGTACAAGCTTAACGAGCCCTATGAAGTTCGCATGACAGTGAACTCAGCGGAGGTTAGACTTGTAGAGGAAACCTATGACGCATCAACCGCTAGATCTGATGTGTACATAATGAAGATGATCCCAGAAACTTTAGAGGATCAGCCTAGAAGGTCCGCTCTCGTTAGACATACTAAAGCAACCTTCGAGTTAATGGAGGATGAAGAGACTATTAACGAGTGGGTAAAACATAAGCCATTCCCATATATGCAATTCTATGTTGATCATGAAGATCCTTTATTTGATCACATAGAAGCTAAGAAACAAGCCATACTAGAGTTTGAAGATTTTAGCTTGGACGCTTTCCAAGGATACGAAAGACTTCCTATATTCCCAAGAAGAATTCCTTGGCACATCGGCATAATACCAACTGATAGAGACGATCTTATGTTTGGTAGATCTAGATCTTATCAAACCAAGTTCAACGAAAGAGAGATTGTGTTTAAGCTAAACCCAAAACCATCAGAGCATAAGACTTCTCTCGCACACCCCCTTCTAGAAAGAGCAACAGGTTATAGCATAGGCTCTGTGAAGGACATTCCTACGAACGAGCAGTCAGCTTATAGATTTAAATCAGATAATGTTAGACAGGCTATTCATCCTTACAAGACTGACGAAGAGCCTTTACCTAGAAGAGAGTTGCCTGGAAAGAAGCTATTTAAAATCTTGAGCGATCTACAACAGGAGGGTACGGAGTTTGTAAACAAGAAAGGAGATACTGTATCTTGGGGTAGTATCTATAAATCTCTAACTCCTTTCGAAAGAAAAGCTCTTCTTCTTACTGAGTTTAAGAACTGGGAAGATGTAAAGTCTAAACTATTCCTTGGTAAGTTTGCAGAGAACCCCACTGTAGCTTCTAGATACCCTAAAGTTTCTGAGGTTCCAAAACTTGATATAGATGATATTAGAGATTATGTCCTACCAACAATCTCAGTTAAGAGACTTGATATTGACCCCGAAGCTGAAGAGCCAGAGCCAATTCCATAATGCCTAAAATAGCTAGACAAAACGACACCTCGGATCACGGTGGGGGAGCGATAACTACAGCAGTGCAAGAAAATGTCACTGTTAATGGTCTTCCTATAGCCATTGCTGGGCCTGGGGTATTAGGACCTCAAGGAGCTTCGACAGACTTACTTTATAACCCCTCCCCTACAGTTCATCCGTTAGGATTAGGGGGTATAGCTTCAGGCCCTTCTGAAGGAAGTACGAATATAACTGCCGGGGGATACCCTGTGCATAGGTTCCATGATGCTAGAGCGTGTGGTGCTGAAACAATTACAGCCAGCCCTAATGTATTTGGAAACGGACAGGCTCAAATTAGACAAGATGGAGGAACCGTATCTAGCCCACTACCTTCTCCAGCGGCACCCCTAGGATTCTCCTATCCCTACGAGGAGATTATAATGTTGAAGGGTTCTCCCGCCATGTATATTAAGGATGAGAATACTCCATGGTCTTTAGTACAAGGGGTTAATGATCTGCAATTTATAGGAACCAGTATATCTCCAACACTTCAGTTCTCATCTAACACTGAGTTTGATATTCCTGATTTAGATCAAAGTATTAAGACCGCTGTAGGAACCTCCGATGCTAATGAAGAGGTGGTTTTAGGTGGTCTGGCTACTGTAGGATTTCCTAGTTTTGGAAATGTTCCGATAGACCAGCTTGGAGTTATTGAAGGCATACCTACTAGTACTAACTTTGAAAGATACTTTACACAGAATGAGAATGAGTGGACAAGGAATTCATTTGCAGGAACATCATTTACCGTTAAGAATGAGTCTGGTTCCCAAACAACTACACTAGGTATAATTGTTTTTGGAGAAACAATACCTACTGTTAGCTAACAAAAAAGAGGAAAAATCGCTGATTAAATTTAATTAGATATACATATCTACAGACGGTTGAACCGTCAGGAGTTTATTATGAACAGAGATCAATTAAGAGAAGCCGTACTCGGCACCGCAGCCTGGAAGAAGGCTGGTTTACTTAACGAGTCCGTTGCTCCCGTTCAGGAGCAAGAGGTCATCGAAGAAGCTAAGGCCGAGGAGACTGCTCCTAAGGCTCACACTTGCCCACTCTGCGAGTCCACCCTTGAGGAGGAGCTTTCAGACGAGGCTCTACTTGAGCACGCCAACCAGATGGCTGAACTCTTCCAAGAGGTAGAGCTTCTTTCCGAAGGTGAGGACGCTGAAGAAGGTGAAGAGCTTTCCGAGGAAGAAGAAGGCGAAGAAGAAGTAGATCTTCTTGAGGGTCTTGACGAAGAAGAGATTCAAGAAGTAGTTGCCCTTGTTGAGGGTATGTACAAGAAGAAAAAAGCAAAGATGAAGAAGGGCGAAGAGTCCTGCTGATTTAGTCATGGCTTCTCTTAACGACGCAGGTATGGGGATTGGTGATTTTGCTCAGGCATTACTTGAGCAAGAGGCGACCAATCCCCAACCACAAACTAGAAAAGCCTCGTCTAAAGGAAATGTTCCTGACATTTCCGATGTCCCTGTATCTAAGGATCAAGTTAACTCAGTTCTTTTTGAGTCTTTTGGAATTCAAGAAAAAAAGAAGTCTATGTTAGATGTCGCTCGAAATCCTGAAAACGCTATTAAGAAAGAACCTAAAAGAACTGACGAAGAACTTAGATCAGAGATTTCAAAAACTGTAAAATATCTAAAGTCTCTTTTACAAGAGATGACCGTTGGTACAACGACCACAGGAATGGGAGGTGCTCATAGTGGACTTGGTTTCAAGAATCCGAAACCTAAGAGGAGACGATCCTCAAAGGGTAGATGAAAAAAAGTCTGAACGCTATCCCGGTGGGAGAGGCGGTTATAAAAGAAGTAAGGTAACGACTTCAAGAAAGAGTCGTGTTCCTGTTTACGATACTATTAAACAGGCTCTTTCTAAAACAAGCCCTGGAACTATCTTCTCTACGGATGGTTCTTACAGGATGTATGTTACCACAGCTAAGGGCTGGGGCAAGAGCAAGCAGCAAAGGGTTTCTGGTAAAACTGCAAAGGGATTTACTCCAGGTAGTGCCACTCCTAAGGCTTCTTGGGATAGCATTAAAAGCCACGCTGCTAGAACCAAGGTCAAGCACGGACAAGGCAAGGCTAAGAAACTTACAGCTAAAGCTCGTAGAGAAAAGAAAGCTAAAAAATACGGAGATAAATGATGCTATTAGAAGATGTTTTTATAATTGAAAACTTACAGGTCCTCAACGAGGACGCAGATAAAGGAAAGATCATGAAGATCCGTGGTGTTTTCCAGCGTGCAGACGAGGAGAACAATAACAAGCGTATCTACCCCAAGGAACTTCTCTGCCGTGAGATCGAGAAGCTTGAGGAGTCCATGAAAGGTCGCCGTCTCATGGGTGAGCTTGATCACCCCCAGCACGATAGCGTCAAGCTCTCCAATGTCTCCCACCTTATCACTAAGCTAGAGGCTAAGGGTAACGATATTATAGGTGAGGCTGAGATTCTTGATACTCCTATGGGTAAAGTTGCCAAGGCACTTATTCAAGGTGGTGTTCAGATCGGCATTTCATCACGCGGTATGGGTACACTTTCTGAGGGTCAGGATGGTAAGCGTTATGTTAACGAAGACTTCCGCCTTATCACTTGGGACCTTGTTGCAGATCCATCTACCCGTGGTGCCTTCCCTGCATTAGCTGAGTCTCGTCAAAGTGTGCTCGTAGAGGAGATTATGAACGATATCCTTCCTCGCGTAACTAAAGAAAAAGTATTCAGCACTCTTCTAAGAGATCGTCTTGACGAAGCCAAGATGAAGTCTGCAAAGAAGAAGGCTGCTTCTAAGAAAGAAAAGAACAACCCTTGGGCTATATGCACTGCTCAAGTAGGTCGTAAAGATCCAAAGAAGTATGAGAGATGCGTCATGCAAGTTAAATCAAAATCAAAAGGTGAAATTTCAGAAGAAAGAGTCGATGAAATTTTAGGTGCTCTTGCTAAGAGAGCGGCATTCGGTGCTGCTAAATCTGCTTTGAGAGGAGCCGAGGCTGCTGGTAGGGCAGGTGCTGCTGGTGCTAGAGCGGCAGGTAGAACCCTACAGTCTGGCGGCGGTGTAAAGAAGAGTCTAAAGGCTGGTGCTAGTGCAGCACTAGGTTCTGCCGCTAAGTCTGCAAAGGATTCTGCTGCTAGAAACCAAAGGACTTCTGCTCAAAGAAAGGCGGGTGTTACTCAGACACTTAATGCCAAGAAATATACTGGATCTGCCAAAAAGCACCTTCAAGGTTTAGGTACTGCTGCTAAAAAAGCTGTTAGCTCTAAGTTCTACAAGGCAAAAAGTGCTGTATCAGGTGCTGCCTCACGGGCTTTATCTTCTGGTGCCGCCAGACTAGCAACTGAGAATACCTCTCTGCTTAAATTGAAATCTCTTCTTAAGGAGCAAGGCAACCCTTACGGTTCTGAAAGTGAGAAAGCTATTAAGGATAGAATCGAAGCGGTTAGCGAACTTAGAAAGAAAATGGTTGCTCAAGGTAAGTCCCCACAAGAGATAGCAGCAGCAGTAGCTAAAGCTTCTCAGGGTAAGTGAGAAAAAATATTAAAAAACAACGACATCTATAATAGAACTATAGATAACAATAGATTGGAGTACAGTCATGGATAAAAAGAAAATAGAAAACATAGCTGATCTACTTCCTGAAGGCATCACCGAAGAGACGATTGCTGAAATTGCTGGTGTTATGCAGGATTTAATCGAGCAAAGAGTACAGGAAGAAGTTGGCGGATTAACCGATAAGGTTTTCGCTTACCTATCCATGAAGCGTCAACAGATTCAAGAGTCCGCTTTAGAGGAGCTTCATGAATCCAACGATGTTTACCGTGATGCACAGAGATTCCGTGAGCTTATGGGTTACATGGCAGTAGAGTATCGTCCTGAGCATATTGATGCTGAGAGTGAGAAGAGACTGTCAGAGGCTAATGAGATTGTTGAGGATAATGAAATCCTTGCGCGTGAACTTTCTGAGTCACTTAAGGAGCAAGAGCGTCTTGCTAAAACAATTCAACTGCTAGAGTCTAAGGTTGCCAAGCGTGAGAGTGAGATAATAACTCTCACTGAAAGCGTTCAAACTTTAGCAGAAGAAAAGGAGACTATGCTGTTCGAGTCTACGGAGCAGGCTGTAGTCATTACTGAAAATGTAGACGAAGAGGTTGAGGATGACCAACTGGAAAGCATCGGAAATCAATTCTTAACCGAAGAAATGCTCAAGCTAATGAAGTGAGCATATAACTTTAAGGAGTTGTAGTTATGGATATTATGGAATTAGGTGCCAGCGATGAACTCACCCAAAAGTGGGGTCCCGCACTAGACGGTATCGACAACGATTATACCAAGAGAGTAACTGCACAGCTTCTGGAGAACCAACTCAAGGCAGCCCAAAACGACCGTGTTGATGAAGCTGCTGTGGGTGGTGGTACAACCACTGTTGGTGCCCTTGGTACTTTCCAGAAGTTTGCATTCCCTCTCGTTCGTCGGGTATTCCCCGAACTAATCGCTAACAGCCTTGTTAGCGTTCAACCTATGAGCGGTCCCGTCTCACAGGTATTCTACCTTGGTTCTAGCAGAGCTTACGGCACAGCCCGTGAAACTCTCTACAGCAAGTACAACCTCACCTACCGTGGTCTTACCACTGGTAGTGTGAACCCCACTACTGAGGGTATTGATGTAGACGGTGCTACTTTCCCAACCTCACAACAGTTCGGGGCTTCTGCACTTCAAGAGCCCTTTACAGGTGGTGCCAACATGGCTTCCGCTATTTCTAAGTGGCCTCAAACTGGTCCTGCATCTGGCGGTCACGGTTGGTCCGTTTCTGCTGGTGAACTCCTTGAGGGCACTGGTATCCCTGAGGTCAGCCTTCACATTGAGCAGCAGGCTGTTATTGCACGCACCAAGAAGATGCGTGCCCTCTGGACCCTTGAGGCTTCACAAGACCTTAAGGCTTACCACAACCTAGATCTTGAGCGCGAGCTTACTGATCTTCTTGGTAAGGAGATTCGTCTAGAGGTTGACCGTGAGCTTATTGAGGACCTTCGTGGTCTTGCTTACGATCTTACCACTTCTGCTGGTATGTTCAAGTACGGTATGTTAGATCAACCTAACCCTACCAACAGCTTCAACATGCACGGTGACCCCTTTAACGGTGCTGCCGACTCAAACTTTGAGGGCTTCCAGTTCCTAGGCACTGATGGCTCTGATCTAGGTCTTCCTGGCGTCAGCACCAACAACAAGAATGTGTTCCTGATTGATTTCAACTCAAGCGCACTTAACCTTGCTCCTCGCCATGTTGGCGACATCTACGCTAACCTTCTTGCAGTTATCAACCTTGCTTCGCAGGATATCTACAAGACTACTCAGCGTGGTGCTGGTAACTGGATGATCTGCTCACCAGTAGTTGCTGTTCTCCTTGAGACTGCTTCTAAGCTTACTGGTGGTATCGAAAGAGCAGACGGTCCTTCAAACTTCGGTCCTGGCACTATCCAGTACCGTGGTAAGTTCATGGGCCGTTACGACCTCTTTGTCGATCCTCTCTACCCAGAGGGCGAGATTATGATGGGTTACAAAGGTGGTTCCCCCATGGACGGTGGCTTCGTGTATGCTCCATACATCCCCTTCCAGGCTCTACCCACCATCACTGATCCTGAGAGCTTCCAGCCCAGGAAGGGTATCCTTACCCGTTACGGTAAGGTTGCCATTGCCCCCGCCTCACGATTCTACAGAATCATTAGAATCGTCGGTGACGGTGGCCTAACCGTTCCCTTCAGAAACGCCTGATAGGTGATAGGTTATAGAAGCCCACTCCTCAAAATCAGAGGAGTGGGCTTCTTTTTTATTTTAAATAGCTATATACTAATGATGTATAAGTACCGGAGCACTTGTAAGTTCTCTATGCTATTGAATATAGAGAATGAAATAACGGAGATTCGTCCAAATCAGATAATAGAATCCTCCGTAGAATTGAATTATCAGTACTTAAAACTCATCGAACCTGTAGAGAAACCTAAACGGAGGAGACGATCAAATGGCAATAGTGGGAAGACCAAGGGTAACGACTTACGGGAACACCTTCTCGAATCTAACGAGTCTGAATCTGAATGATCATGAATCACCTGATAAAGATGAGATTGATGTTGATAATTTAAATAAGACTAAGCAAACAGACTTAGTAGAGTTCACAGAGTTTGAGCAGCAGATTCGTGATTATGTTTTAAGTATACTAGGTCACCCAGTCGTTCGGGTAGAGCTAGTAGATCATCAATTAAAGATGTGTATAGATGAGGCTATAACTGAGCTAGATTATCACGCTCCTCACTTTACTAGACAGTTCGCTGCCTTTAGCACTTCTGCTGATATAAATGTCTATGAGGTTCCTAATTATATTCTAAAGAACCTTTCATATGTTACATTCAAGAAAAGCTTACTGAGCATTCAATCTCAGGCTGGCACTCTTGAGTTTGATTTCTTCATCAAGTATTTCCAAGACAACTACCTGTTCGATAACTTTGGAATAGGTGATTATTACCTTCTTCAATCTACTTTGGAAACCACTCGAAGGGTATTAGGCCAAGATGGTGGATGGGATATCATTGATGGAAAATATTTACAGCTATACCCTAGCCCTGCGGTTGGTGATGTAGCTATACTTGAATTTAGAGGTATCAACTCTATGACCATGACACCGAAGATGCGTAACTGGATACAGAAATATTCAGCAGCTTGCGCTAAGATGCTTCTAGGTCAGATACGAGGTAAGTTTGCTGTAGTTCCTGGTCCAGGGGGAGGAACTCAGTTGAATGGGGCGCAGCTTGTACAGGAAGCTATACAAGAGAAACAAGTTCTGAAAGACGAACTCATCAATGAGGTTGAAGAACCTCCCATGTTTACTACGGGCTGATGGCAAAGAGATTCAAAGTTAACAGGCAGATGCAAAGCCTTCCTAAGTTGGAGGGTGGAACTCCGTTATCGTTTTATGACCCCAGCAATCCCGATGTAAACCTTTTTAATCTAGTAGACGATGAGATTATAAGAATATCAGGTTCTCCTTTAAAGTATTTTAAGGCCAACATCAACAAGGATTTCGATGAGGTTTATCTAGAAGCAAAGAATAAAACTGTAGTCTCTGAACCTGTGCTTGTATATGGTCATTACGAACCTTCAGTTGTGGAGGAGGTCTTATCTAACTTTGGTATAGAGTTAACAAATGATCAGATGTTTGTATTTAATAAATCTTACATCGAGGCCGAACTTCATAGAACTCCTAAGGCTGGTGACCAGATACAGCCACAGTTTCAAAACCAGAAGTATGAAATTACAGAGGTGCAAGAAGATAGTTTCGAAATGTACGGCGTTTATCATCTAGTCTGTACAGCCAAACTCCTTCGTGATGATGAGGAAACTCAGAACCAGCCCCTAACTGATAGGTCAGATGATGTAGGAGGTTATTTAGATCTTGAGTGACGATTATATAGAGAATGTATTTACGGGTAAGACCATAGAAGAAATCTTATCTGTGATGGTAGAGAAGGGTGATCTTACAAAGGACCACCCAACAGGCAGAAGCTCTAACACCCTATTTCAGAATAGGATATATGAGATTATGAAAGATGCTCGATTCTCTAACAAAATTTATAAAGAGGTTCTTAGAGCGTTACTTTCCCAGTTCAACCTGTACTATGTGGATGATCAAGAAAGAGTCCAAAATGTTTCCATACATCATGGTCGATCTGAGCGAGCAGTAGCCAAGATGTTCCAAGAGAACAACTTAATACTCCCATACGCTTCCGTTATACTTACAAACATTTCTGACGATACGAACAAGAGAAGGTTCGAGCCTGTTCTTATTCAGAGGAAGCTGTGGAATCACGATACCCAGAGAGCAGAAAGGATTATTAGTTTTGCTGATGTCCCAGTTAAGCTTGAGTATTCTTTAAATCTGTGGACTAAGTATGTGTCAGATATAGATCAACTAGCAGCTTCAATCAGAATGAAGTTTAATCCTAGCATGAACTTAAAAACCTCTTTCTCTGAGGTAGTTAAGTCTTTCTTAACAGCAGAAACGGACGCTTCCGTTACAGAAGTTGGTGACAAAGAGGATAGGTTAATACGAAAGACTTTCACGGTAACAGTGGAGGCGTACATACCTAGCCCTAAATTCAAAGTTACCAATACAGGGAAGATAGAATACTTCAATACCGAAGCTTGGTTTATGCCTTGAAAAAAGTTTTCCAAAAAGAGGATCAGGAGCGGTATATAGAATAGGAGTTACATTATGATGAAATCAATTACAAACAACAGTCTCCAAGCCTTTGATATCTATCTCATGACTGAGAAGGGTGTTGAGACTGTATGGATGTCTCCTAAAAAGACAATCGTTGTTCCTGAAACTTACATCACGGAGCAAATACTAAACTGCGCCAAGCGCAGAATATTCAAAATAAAGAATGCTTGAGGTAAATTAAATGGCAAACTTCGTAAGCCCCGGTGTCTATGTACTAGAAAAGGACATCTCAGACTACCCTGTATCAATCAACCCTTCCGTCGTAGGTCTGGTTGGTTTTGCCAACAAGGGTCCTGAGAATTCTCCTACTTTAATCACAAGCCAAGAACGACTAGTCCAAACCTTTGGTGATCCTTCCGAAGGAATATACGGTCAAGGTTTGGAGGGTGCTCTAGAAATACTAGAAGCTACCAACTCACTTTACTTTGTAAGAGCTATCGACGATGTTACTAAGGCTGATGCTTCAGCAACAATCAGTTTAGGTGCCGCACCTGCTCTTGCATTATTAGCAAATGATTTTGGTGTAACTAACCCTCTTTATCTTAAAGTTCAAGTAACTGATAAGCAGGGTGTAGCACAGTTCGCCTCTCCAAAAAGATTTGCGATCCCCGCTGGCACTGCTTCAGATCAGGCTTACGCTCTATCACAAGTTATGGGCGGTGGTCTACGAGGTTCTAAGGTAGCCTTCCATTTCGATCCAGCGGATACTACAACTGGTTGGATCGTAGGTAGCTATGCTGGTGAAGGTGCAACCCTTAGCGTCAGTGCTTATAGCGATGCTACTTATGAGACTGCCACAGGTGCTCTTATCCCTCTAACCGTTAGCGGTGCAAACGCTACTGCTGACCAAGCAGCATCTATTACTGTTAATGGATTCACTTTCAACACAACTGGCACTAACTCTATCTCTTACCAAGTAGAATCTCTCTACGCTGGTGCTGGTTACAACTACGGTCTTAAGACTAACGGTGAGGTTTCAGGAAACAGCATTGAGATCCTTCCCGCAGGCGGTCCTACCCTAAGTTTACAAGTAAACAACAACGGTGCCGCTGTTGAGTCTTTCGATATCTCACTGATCGCTTCCGGCGCTTTCGTTGAAGATGTTATCAACACTGGTGAGGTCGATGCTAAATCAACCTACATCAAAGGTAATCTTTTCTCTGAAGCTGTAGATTTCACTGCAACTGCCATCCCTGCCTTCTACGACAAGATTCAGTCTATCGGGTGTGGTGACCTTAAAGGTACTGGTGGTGCTTACGCTGGTCTTGCTGAAGGCGGTGGTGCCATTAGCAATGCAGGTGTTACCAATGCCTTACTAAACCCACGATTCTCCAAGTTCGTACAAGGAACTGTCAGTATGGCAGGAGGCGATAGTGGTGTCCCTGCTGCAAGCAGTGATAAGGCTGCTGCTCTTATTGGAAATGTAAGCGACAAGACAGGTGTTTACGCTCTTGATGATGATCTCTTAAACATCTCCATGGCTGCTGTCCCTGGGGTGTCTATTGATAGTGTCCAGAACGAGCTTATAACCCTAGCTGAGAGCACTCAGAACTTCATTGCTGTAGTATCTCCTCCTTATGCAGTAGGTGGCGTACAGCAGGCTATAGACTGGTCTAACGGCCTTTCAACCTACAGAACGGCAGCTATCTCTAGTAACTACGCTGCTATCTACTGGCCCTGGGTTAAGGTTTACGACCAGTTCTCACAGATAGATCGCTGGTACGACCCTGCAATTTACGCTATCCGTCAGATGTGTTACACTGATGAGGTCGCTGAGTCTTGGTTCGCTCCTGCTGGCTACATTCGTGGTCGTCTTACCAAGCCTGTAGATGTCGAGGTCGCCGTTAACCAAGGTGACCGTGATACTATGTACAGTGGCGGTAATGTTGTTAACCCCTTGGTTAACTTCCCACAGCAAGGTCTAACCATCTTCGGTCAAAGAACCGCACAAAGAACTCCTTCCGCTCTTGATAGAGTTAATGTTCGTAGACTTATGATTATCATTCGTAAGATTCTACTTGCTTCTACAAGACAGTTTGTGTTCGAGCCCAATGATCCTACCACCTGGGATCGTGTTGTAAATGTTGTACAGCCTCTACTTGACGATATTCGTAGACGCAGAGGTATCACAGAGTTCAGAGTTGTCTGTGATGAAACTACTAACACTCCTGTTAGAGTTGACAGAAACGAACTCTGGTGTAAGGTCTTAATTAAACCTACCAAAGCTGCTGAGATTGTCGTCTTTGAGCTTAACCTAGTTAGCCAATCAGCTAACCTTACTTCCTGATAAATAGAGGATTATATTATGGCAGTTAGAAATTCTTACTACGCTACTCAACTAAACAGAGATCTTTCTGAAAGTGAAGGTTTACCTGTAATATCACAGGACCTTGATTCAGTAAGAACTTATCAGTGGGAGATTACCTTCTTCCCACCAAACGAAATCGAAGTTCCTCAAACCTTCTCAAAGCCTTTAACCTTAGCCGCAAAGCAGGTTAACGGTATCGGGTATCAGGTAGAGGATATTGAGGTTGGTAGAGTTAACGACAAGGTTTACTACCCTGGTCGCCCCTCTCAAGAGGAGCTTGTAGTAACCTTCGATAACCTTCTTGCAACCAAGACTGGTCATCAGCTTTACAAGTACATGAGAACCGTATTTGATCCCATCACTGGTGAGTACGGTTCCACCTTCTTGCAATCTCCTGGCCTATTCAAACTCAACGCAGAGCTTATCGAACTCAATGGTCGCAATGAGCCTGTTCAGCTTGTAAAGTTCAAGGGTCTATATCCCAAGAAGTTTACGAAGGCTGAGAAGAACTACTCAACCAACGAATTTGATACCATCGAAGTAACCTTCCGCTACGACTTCTTCATCGTAGAGGGTGACACCACTGCCTGAGGCTAGGTTATAACTCTTTAACCCAACCCAGCTAATGTTGGGTTGGGTTTTTTAATATAATATTATGATGAAGTTTGCAAGATTGCTTTTAGAGAGTTACTCTAGACTACATGAAGCTAATGAAGGTTTGATGTGGTTAACGGGTCAGCAGATGCCAGCCCCAGGGCAAGAGCTTCCTTTAAACCATCCTACTGGTCAAGGGGTGAAAGACCCTACCATCATACTTTACACTGATGATCAGAATATAGTAAGGGCTAAGGGTGGACCTTTCGGTAGCTTCCCTGTACAAGTTAACGCTATACCTCAAGATCCTAAACTTAAATCTAAGATAAATAACTGGTATGCTGGAACCGAGGAAGAAGGGGGTGATGAAACCACTCAACAGACAGAGGTTCCTGAGGTGGATCCTTATGAGATGGATCCCGTATTCTCTCAACTCAATGAGGAAGATAGAGATAGGTTAAAGAGACTAGACGCCCTACTGCCAGAGACTTCTAAAAGACTTAAATCTATATTTGAAAACGCAAAGGATTCAGTAACTGAAATAAGTGAGCGTAAACTTCTTCAAAAGGTATTAGGGGGAGCTTCCAGAGGATCGTTAGCCTACAATTTAGAAAAAGAATTATCTAAAGGTAGAGAGGCTGTTAAATTTGAAAGATCAGATTTCATCGGGTTTGCATTAGATCCTGATTTGAAACTTACAGCACTGCAAGGATCTCTTGAAACTATGGAGCAGTTTTCTAAGGCTTTTAAGAATGCATCTACCTGTGAGCAAAGTGTTGACAACATGACAGATGTAGCAGACAAAGTAAGGATAAGTGAATCAGGTAGTATATTCTTTAAAAACTCTTACGAGGTAAACGGTTTCGGTATCTCCTTAAGTATAGCTAAAGAGAACCCTCTTAATATTATGGCTTCTCAATACAATGATAAGCTTGACGCATGTTATAAGGAGGGTGCATCTGACTGGCATATACCTGTTAAAGAAATTAAAGCTAATGCTACTGGGGATGGTGGAAATGTAAGTAACATGATCAAAGAGGTTAGTGAAAAGGTTCAGGTAGCTGCATTCCATTTTGCCAAAGGTAATGTTAGTAAAGCGAAAGAGATGATCATGGACATCTACTCTGAGTTCGGTGAAGAAGCTTTCAGAAGATTAGAACTGCGTAAGGACATTGACGCTGGTGAAAATATACTGGACGAGGAATACCAACAGATGATTGATGAGCTAGAAGCTTTCGGAATCAGTGCTGCTGATGATGTTAAGAACTTTGCTAAGGCATACTTGAAATCATACCTGTTAGAGTCAGCGACATTCGCTAAAGATATAGGAGCAGATTACGCAGTGAGAGTAGGTGGTACTGCTGGTAAGGGTGATAAGTCTGATGTTGATTATGTGATGAAGCAGAAGCCTATAAACCTACCTAAAGGAGTAGTCATGCATAAAGTCAAATTTGAGAGGCTTGCACCTGAGGTACAGAAGGAGATTGGAACACCTACACAGGAAGAGTATTATCTTATAAAGGACTCACTTAAGACATATGGAAATGAGGGTGAGGTGAAGGTTGGAACAGCTTACAGTATAGAGACTGAGGCTGGCAGGCTTTTAGACGATAGCGATAGCCATGGATCTTATGTGTGGGATAGTCTAGGTGTAGATGATAAGACTAAGGCTGCTGGAAGAGAGGTACTTAATAAGATGCAAAACACCTCTTCCAAACTTAAGACCTTGTTAGGTAAAGACTTTCAAACAGGGTCAATGAGTGTAAGCAATGTAAAGTCTTTTCTATCTAAACAAATAGAGGGTATAGCTAAACAAGCTGGAGCAGACAGAGAAACTATAAGAGCTATGAAAAAGGTCCTGTCCGATTACCAGAAAGGTGGAGATAATAAGGCTGTCCTAGGTATGCTTGATAGAGAGTTTATGATGTTAAACCTTAAGAATTCTCTAGAGTATAACGACGATGGTACTGTTAATAAAAGAAAATCCCAAGGAGGACTTGCAGCCATTGCAGCATTACAAGCCTCCATGGGAGTAGACAGTACAGGTATTAAACCTCAATCAACTATTCACATACTAGGAACAGGTAATACCTATAGACATGATCAAAATGATTCTATCGTTAATCCATTGCTCGAACTCCTAGACCCAGAATCCCAGCGTAATGTAACCTTAGGATCCTCAAAGATAACTATAGATCAAGATGGATCCTTTGAGATGAAAGCAGGTAAGGGTAGAGCTTCAGGTAATGGTTATGTTAATACTAATCATTTAAAGAAGAACTGATTATGTATCTTTAGAAGGTCATCCATATAGAGCATGATATACTCTTTACCTTCTTTACTTATTAATGTACTATATGAATCAGTATAGTTTATTATTTCTTCTTTATACTCAAGTATTGATATGATAGGCTGCCGATCCTGTGCCATAAAAAGAATCGGTGCTTTTCCTGCTGACGCCGCGTCCCGCTCCATATGTTCTATCCACTCCCAAAGTTTTGATTGAAAATCTAACATGGAGTTGAAGCCGAGGTTGTTATACCCCTTCTTGCATTCTATAATGTATGCAAATGTCTGAGGAGTGATAAGATCTCCCTGGATTTGTAGATGTTTCGGTAGCGTATGTGTCGTTGCGAAAGCTCCTGATCCTGGGGTCCGAGCGAACTCTTTTGTATCGAATCTTTCATTGAGTATTTTGGCGACTTTGTTTTCGAAGGCTGCGCCCTTCGCCCTACTATTCTTTCGCTTGGGCTTGGATCGCAGTTTCGATAAATCGTAATTATCTTCCAATTCTATTTACCTCTGTACTATTATAGACCATGAGTGATGAAACACTTACTACTGAAAATCTTTCAATAAACAGGATTAGAGTTGACCAAAGGAGTAAAGGTCGAATGAAACTGACAATTAAATTATCAAAAGATGAGGCTGAAGCCTATTCTGGATTCCAGAAAAGCATTAACATGGAGCGCGAAAAGGGAGGTGAGCCTATTCTAAAGGAGGATGAGTTCGCTAAACTAGCTCTAATCGTAGGTCTTCAAACACTGGAGAAGCTACACATCGAAAGGCTGGCTGCTGAACTAGAGAAGCGGCACAAAGAGTCTGAATCAGTCGAACCTGAAATTGTAGAAGATGAAACTGAAGAAACTGAGGAGTGAAAACCACCTGAACAAAGTGGTCAAGCAAGCTCGCCAGAGTAAGCAAGCCACAATGTTCTTTATTACTTCTCCCTGGGACCTCCAGGGCAAGAAGATTATCCAAGAACTAGACGAGGCTTATGAGGAAGCTATCATCGACTTCTATGAGGTCGATTACTTCGAGCTACCTCACGCCTTTGTGATCTTTAAATCAAAGGTCCCAGGTCTAGTATGTGTAGACGGGAAGGTGACACGGGTGTATGACAACCCGATGTCTATCAGGGCTGAGTTGGGTCTCGATACCCTTGCAATTCCTCAAACGCCTTGATCTTTTCCGCGTACTTTTTGTCCTTCGTGTAAACTAATTTAAGGTTATTAACGATAACCGTTGTGAAAAAATTGAAGGCGCTCCCTTTTTCAGGATTGAAATTTTGGAGCGTCTTCAATATTAACACGAAGCAATCCTGCTTTGCATCCTCAGGATCCACATCAAAGTTGAACGCACCCATTACATTCGAGACGAGGAGATCGAACATGGTGAACAGTTCTTCCTCATATGTTTTTCGATCTTCGAGATACAGTACTATTAACTCCTCGAAGCGTTTGTTGTCGATGTAATGTCTAGTCATACTTAACTATTATAGTGTAAACCCCAATGCAACTTTCCAACCTCTATGAAGAAGCTCCCATTCACCCCTACTGTCAAGGATGTTCCCAACTCAAGCGGAACAAAGCAACCCATTGCATTCAAGATTATGAATCTCTGGACGAAGCTGATGTTCTATTTCTTTCTGACTCTTTCATTTACCATAATGGGAGGAGTAATCCTTTTAACAGCCGAGATTTGGAGACGCTTACTGATATTCTGGTGGGATCAGATCTCCCAGGTGGATGTCGTGTTTCCTTCTCTGCTGCCGTAAAGTGTCCTACTGTGCGTGAGGCAGACATGAAGACTGCTGACACTCACGCATGTCGCCAGCACCTATGGGAAACCATAGACAAGGTAAAGCCTAAGCTAGTCTTTGCTTGTGGCAATCTTGCATTCAAGATGGTCACTAAGAAGTCGGGTATCACCACGAAGAGAGGCAACGCATTTGATATCGACACTGGCAATCACCAGTTCGTGTGCGTACCTATCTTCCACCCATACGCTGTACATACAGAACCTAAGAACAGGTTCATCTTCGAGCAGGACATCAAGAATGCCCTTGCCAAGGTTATCACTGGGCTTAAAGCAGAGAAGATCCCTGTGGAACTCATTATGTCCGAGGATGATTTCGATCATCTTGAATGGCTAGTCTACACTGACGAGGACATCGCGGTCGATACTGAAACCACAGGCTTAAATTTTCTACAAGATAAGCTCAACACGATTGCGTTCTCTGTACGGGACAAGAACTATGCTGTGCCTCTGTTCCACAAGGACGCACCCTGGGATGATTCTGATCAGGTATTGAAGCTTGTCAAGTCCATCTTAGAGAACCCAAAGAATCGCAAGGTGTTTCACAACGCCAAGTTCGACCTGAAATTCCTACACAATGTTGGAATCTACCCAACGAATGTCTATGATACTAAGCTGATGGCTCACCTGTGGAACGAGGATGTTCCCAAGAGCTTGAAGGAACTCGTTAAGCTATTCTTCCCAGAGGGCATTGATCAACTCTAATGTTAACAGTAAATGATAAGAACTTTGATTGGGCTAATATTCCGTTGGGTGATTGTCTCCATGGTAACGCTATGGATACTCACTTTACTCTTCGATTGTTCCACGCTCTTGAAGATAAACTAAGAGAGGAAGGTTGCTGGCATGTGATGGAGAAGCTACTGTCTCCTGTGCTACCAGTATTTTCTGAGATGGAATATGAAGGGCTACATGTAGCACCAGAGGAACTAGGTTCTGTGGGTAAGAGCTTGGACAAACAATCTATGTCCAAGGAAGATGATCTATTGATGGCACCACAAGCAAAGCGTGGAGCTAACCTAGCATCGACTGTGGATCTAAGAGAGATTCTTTATACTGACGAGAAGGGGTTTCTACTATATCCTCCGAAGCGTACAGGCAAGGGAGAACCTTCGACAGACAAGGCAACCCTTGACGAACTACTGGACTTTATTACTGATGAGTTGAACGACCGTGCGAAGAAGCAGAGAAGATCAAGAAAAGCTGACCGCTCGTAGTGTTCTACAAGAGCGTTCAACTCAGGAACTAGAACAAGCAAGAGAGTGGATCGCTGGACTGTTGGACTATCGTGCGGCAGCGAAGCTACACAAGACCTACATTCGGGGTTTACACACAGCCATTGATTACAATGGTTGTAACAAGGTCTACTGTGACTACAAGCTCGATGGTACAGTTACAGGTCGGCTCTCTTGCGGCTCCTACAATGCTGAGAAAGCGATGGGTGTATCATTCCACACGCTACCTCGGGATACTAACAATAACATCCGACGCATCTTTGTAGCTCCTGACGACGAGGCGTTCATCACTATCGACTACGCAGGCATGGAACTCAGAGTTCTGGCTCATGTAGCAGAGGATGAGCGCATGTGTAAGGCATTCCAAGATGGCGTCGATCTACACACCTACTCTGCCTCGTTGCTGTTCAATAAACCAGCAGAGAAGGTGTTAAAAGAGGAACGGCAGATTGCTAAGGCAACCTCCTTCCTCATCGTATATGGTGGTACAGCCTTCACGCTTGCCAACAACAACAGGATTCCTCTACAACGCGCAGAGGCGATCATCAACACCTATATGGAGGTCTTTCCTGGTATCGGGTCGTATATCAACAACACCTATGAGACGATCAGAGAGGACGGTTATATCACATCCATCTTTGGACGCAAAAGGCGTCTACCTAATGTGAGATCAAAGGATGACAAGATTGTTCGCAGGGCTCTACGCCAAGGTCTTAACTTCACTATCCAGTCAGCAGCATCAGACATTATCCTTTGTGGAATCAAGGGACTTAGCCAATCTCTACCAGCAACGGGAGCTAAGATTGTATCTACTGTCCACGACTCACTTGAGATAACTTGTCCCAAGAATTCTTTGCAAGAGTGCCTAGAGCTATGCTATAATGAGTTGGTGGAGACGCCTACTCTCCGTAAGGATTTCAACATCCACTTTGAAGTACCCCTCAAGATCGACGCCGAAGTAGGTCGTTCATTCGGTGATGGTCAAGAGGTTCATTACAAGGACGGAGCCGTCCAAAACATAACAGAACTACTAGGATATTTTAATGAATAAGAATCACACTGTCGAATGTTTGGACCACGGCTTCGTCCGTCTTATAGATTGGATGGGGTCCGATCTTACAGTGGTTAATGCTGCGCGGGTTTCTTTCAGTAAGATGAGCAAGGAACTAACGGAGAAAGATGAGAAGCTCATCAACTATCTCGCAAAGCATAACCACTGGACCCCATTCGCCCATCCCCAGGTTCAATTTCACATAAAAGCGCCGATCTTTGTGAGGACTCAACTCTTCAAGCATAAGGTAGGCATGGTAGAAAACGAGATCTCGCGTCGTTATGTTGATTTTGAACCTGATTTCTACACTCCTAATTACTGGCGTGAGCGTCCTGATAAAAGCATCAAGCAAGGCTCTGGTGATAAGGAGATCGAAGGTGCGGAGCGTGTAGAGAATATCTACAAGCAATCCATTGACCTAGCCAGAGATGCTTACGAGGTTGCTCTGATTGAAGGAGTAGCACCAGAGATCGCAAGAGGTATCCTACCCCAATGTATGTACACTGAATGGTACTGGACTGGCTCTCTTGCTTCATTGGCTCGCGTTGTCTTACAGCGTAGTGAGAACAACGCACAAGAGGAAACCCAACACTACGCATTTGCTATTGACGATATCATGTCAGACCTGTTCCCTATTGCTTGGAGAGCATTGGTATGAGAACACTTGTAATCGGAGACACACACTTTCACAACAGTAACAGGGCACTAAGACATGAACAAATCAATTGTATACGAGATCTCATTCAAGGAAATGTGTGTGATAATGTTGTATTTCTCGGTGATGTGTTTGACAAGCGCAGCCCTTCGCCTGAATGTATTCTCGATGTAATCGAACTATTTAAAGGAGTAAAGAAAAATGTGTTCATCTTGCGAGGTAATCATGACAGCGCCAGCAAAGCTGACGATGGTGTTACCATTCTTAGTGTATTGCAGCGCAACGCTGTCTTCTCGTCTTCGGGGAGCGTTCGCGTATTTGAAAAGCCTACTGTCGTAAACTTCACTGACGGTACTTACCATTTCATTCCACACTATGAAGACCAAACAGTTATTCAAAACGAGTTGGCTAACTCTCCAGAGGGTGCTGTCGTCTTTGGGCACTTTGGTTTTGATGGTGCTCTTAATAATGCTGGTGACGCCGATTGCGATATTGGTAGCGACCAGTTTAGTAATCTCACTATACTGGGTCATATTCACCAGCATACTATCAGGGGAAACATCAAAGTTCTTGGGACCCCATACTCAACCTGCTTCCACGACGGAGGAGACAAGTTCTACGGAATAATCAAGGACGGAGAACTATACATTGAAGAGATGGATACTGGTCCTATCCACCTCACCCTTACACCTAGAAATCTGACTGCACTTAACGACTACGAGAATCGGTATACTCTAGTTCGTCTCATGCTTGAGCGTGATGACATGGACTATAATATATTCGATCTAAAACAAATGTATCCTCATGTTAACGAGTGGGACATACGGTATGTGCCAACCTACGACGAGGAGGAATTGAGTAGTTATAAGGCGGAAGCAGGATTGTTCCAAGTGAATGACCAGATCATTGATGATTACATTGGTCAGGCATCTACTATATGGAGCAAGGAAGAACTGAAAGCAGCACTGTCTGAACTACGCGATGAAGATTAAAAAAGTATCATTTGAGAACTTCTACTCCTACGAGAAATGCTCCATTGATTTCAGGAAGCATAAAGGTATCGTAGGAATCGAAGGTATCAATAAAGACACCGGAGGTAGTAATGGGGCAGGCAAATCAGTTATTCTGGAGGCTATTGTATACGGGCTGTTTGGTAAAAGTATTCGGAAGAGTACGGAAGACGCTATGGTTAACAGCACGGCGGGTAGAGGATGCGTGGTTGAACTGGAAATTGATGAGATGACCATCCGCCGAGCACGCAAGCCTTCTATGCTTAAGTTTTTTATAAACGGGGAGGAGCATACTCAAGGCCATGCGAGCAGGACACAAGAACTCATCGAACAGAAACTAGGTGTAGATTATAAGACCTTCATGGCTGCTGCTGTGTTTGGTCAACATTCTAATGTAGACTTCCTTGATGCTACACCTGACGACAAGCGTAAGATTATCAACCGCTTCCTGTCTCTTGATTATATCTTCGACATGAAGAACAAGATCAAAGGTAAGCGTAGTGATCTGCGTACAGAGATTAAGGAAGCAGAGGTTCTTATTGATAAGTTGGAGCGTGACATTGAGAAACACTCGCAAAAAGTATCTGGGGCTAAACTTTCACCAAAACAGCAAGAGATTCTTGAGAAGTATACACTCGACCAGATCATCGAATGGGAGAAGCGTAATACACAATACTCCATTAGAATGGACGGACTTAAAAGAGAGATTAACCAACTTGGAGGACCACCAATTACAAAAGCAAAGAAGGTTGTCCGAGATGGTATCGGGTCGCAGACGAAGTGGAAGTGTGGAGAGTGTGGAACGCAGAAGAACGAAGAGATAAGTGAGGACTTCTACAACTTCTGTAAAGATCGTGTAGACATTTACGAGAAGAAAGTAAGTGAGATCAAGGAAGAGATTAAAGATATCCAAGGCATGATCGAGCGTTTACCCTGCACGCCCAGAGAGTACGCCAGATGGACAGAGCAGAAGAATGAGCAAGTATACAGGGATCTGATCATAGAGGCCAGAGCGGAGCGTACAGCGTACACACACCGCAAGACAGAGTTGGAGAACCAGTACGACATCTACGGGTTCTGGGACAAAGCATTCTCTGAGAAAGGTCTTGTACGATTTGTTATTAGAACTGTTAGGGATTACCTTAATACCCATTGTAACTATTACCTGGGGTATTTAACAAACGGTCGCATTACTGTAGAATTTGATGAAGAATTACGAGAATATATTGAAGTGACTGGTAAGCATCGTCACTATATATCTCTATCCGGTGGAGAAAGGCGGAAGGTTAACCTAGCAGTGATGCTTGGACTACAAACTCTTCTAACAATGTCCAACGGTCATCAAAGTAGCGTCTTGTTCTTTGATGAGGTTGCTGAAAATCTAGATGAGGATGGCATCAATGGCCTCTATGATCTACTATGTGACCTCAAGAAGGACAAGACTCTTTTCGTCATTACACACAACCCCCATCTGGCACAATTGCTGTCAAGACACAAGAAGATTATTATCACAAAACAAAAAGGAGTATCAACAATAAAATGACCATCGCCAAGTTAAATGATTTAGGCCAAGAGATTTTCATGAGCCGTTACGCTTACCCAGGAGAAAAGGAGTGGCGTCAACGAGCCAAGGCCATCGCACGCACTGTAGCAGGAGCAGAACCTGATGAAGATAAAGAAAGAGTTGAAGGATGGTTTTATGATGCTATATCTAGCGGGGACTTTGTTCCTGGGGGTCGTATTATTTATGGCTCTGGTCGAAATGCTGGAAAGCATAATCTATTGAACTGCTATGTCATCATTCCCGAAGATAGCGTCGATAGCATTGGAAAAACTATTCAGGACATGTACAAGATTTCATGTGCTGGTGGTGGTATTGGTTTTAATGTATCTAAGATTCGTCCACAAGGCGATGATATTGGCAATGTAAAGAACTCTGCTCCTGGCAGTGTGTCTGTGCTCAAGATGATCAATGAGGTAGGTGAGCATGTCAAGTCTGGAAAGAATCGTAGAACGGCTCTTATGGGTATTCTTAATGTTACTCACCCTGATCTTCTTGATTTCCTTACTGTAAAGCTAGACCAAGGCCAACTGAACAACTTCAATATCTCTGTTGCTATTACCAACAGGTTCATTGAGGCTGTCCAGAACGATGAGCCCTGGTACTTCACCTATGGCAACAAGGAGTATCACAACTTCATCCTGCGTGCTACCAATAGCAAGGGTGAGCAGCGTGACCTAGAAGTGATTGCTCTTGATGGTCAGGATGCTATCGGTCGTGCTGAGAACTTCCATCGTGCTGACTGGACTGAAACCTTTGAACTAGTAGAGCAGGCAGATATTTCTGCTCGCGGTCTTTGGGAAAGAATCTGGACAAATGCTGTTGAGTCAGGAGATCCTGGCGTATATAATATTGATCTAGCAAACTCTTTCACCAATGTATCGTATTTCGAGGAACTCCCATCCACTAATCCCTGTGGTGAGATTAGTCTCCCTTCTTATGGCAACTGTTGCCTTGGGAATATTAATCTTGCTAACATGTGCTTGGAAGATGGGTCCGATGTAGACTGGAAAAGGCTGGCAAGAACTGTTCGTACAGGGATTAGGTTCCTAGATAATGTATTGACAGTTAATCACTTCCCCACTCCAGAGTGTAAGGAAGTGGGTGAAAGATCCCGCCGTGTCGGTCTTGGTGTCATGGGTCTTCACCACATGTTTATTAAACTAGGTGTACGCTATGGTAGTGAGAAGAGTCTTGAGTTCCTTGAACGATTGTTCGCCACGATTCGTGACGAAGCATACAAGGCATCTATCTACCTCGCAAGAGACAAGGCACCTTTCCCTGCTTTTGATAAGGAGAAGTATCTAAGTGAAGATTTTGCTAAGACATTGCCTATTAGGATTCGTCACTACATCCGTAAGTATGGCATTCGCAACGCTGTTATGCTTACTATACCTCCAACTGGGACTATTTCAATGCTTATGGGTGTTAGTTCTGGTATCGAACCTATTTTTTCTGCCATGTATATGCGCCGTTGGCGTCAAGGAAATGTCTGGAAAGAGCAGTTCGTCGCAGACCCCTTATTCCAACAGTATTTCGATGATGGCAAGGAACTCGGAGCATTCGTAGGTGCTTACGACATCACTCCAGAGGAGCATATGGCTGTACAGGCCACGATCCAACGCTTCATCGACTCCTGCATTAGTAAGACAATCAACTTGCCAGGGGAGTTCGATCCTGCTACTATGATAGAAGAGGCTGTGAACTATATGCCATACCTCAAAGGTATGACTATATATAGAGCGGGCTCGAAAGGTAACGAACCTCTACAAGCAATACCACTTACTAAAGAAAATGTCGAGAAATACATGGGACAACAAGGAACTTCCGTTGGAACCGCAGACGGAGCAGCCTGTACACTCGGAGGAGATGGAGAGTGCGGCTGAGTTTGAGAAACTACCTAATATAGACGATCCTTATTGGGAAGATTAGACATAAATTATATCTCTCCTTGCCTCCAAGTATTCTAAATATTTATGAATACTTGGAGGTATTTTTTTATGGCTTGGAATAGGAGAAATGGTTACCGCGACCGATATTTAGGCGCGGCTAAAACTATAAGAAATAAAGCATTAGCGTGGGTTTTCGCTCGCAGAAAAGAGGTCCCATCAAACATTGTAAGAGATAACGCTAGAGAAGGATCATCCTTCTTCAACCCATACATCGTTCTAGATTATGATTTCGATGACATGGACAGGGAGTATCTCTTTAACAAAGCCCCAGGAGGGGATGATTACTCTCTAGTTGTACAAGGAGGAGAGTGGGTTTACGATGAAGCCTACTGCATGTCAGGCTTTTCTACAAGTGGTACTTACGGTGTTATTAGAGGTAGGTCTGATGTAATTACTCAGGTTGCTCAAACTAATAAGCAGTTTACGATTGATACTTGGATCAGGGCTCACGATCTTACCACCACAGGCCCACCTAGAATCTTCTCAATGGCTCCTTCCACTTCTGGAACTACGGGCCATGGGTCTTCCGCCCCCGACTCATTCTATCGTCGAAACTTAAGTTTGCTACAAGGCCCAAATAGCTCACCTTTTGCAGGCGATGATTTACAAGCTAGATTTAGAGTTCTAGTAGGGTCTACTGAGTCTGAGCTTAACGGCACAACTCCACCTCCTGATATTGCAGAGGGTGTATTAACTCAGGACCAACTTCACCATGTAGCCTTGAGCGTTAAGACAGTTGAGGGAGATGGTGTTCCTGAGGTTACTATTGCCATGTATGTTGATGGCGATTTAGTTTCGGAGCAGATTATTGATGTAGATGGCGCAGAGTATGATGATGTTTTCTCTAACTGGGGAAGCACCGAACAGGGTAGCTATCTTCTAAGTTTATTCGATGAGTCTTCTGTGGTAGGAACTCCTGGTCAAAGAGCCTGGAAAGGAACGATGTATCGTTGGAGATTCTGGGCAGGATCCATGACTGGTCTCCTTATCAAGCAACTATTTGATTCTGGTCCAAAAGGTTCAACTACCTGTAACTGGGGTGGTGGAGGAGGCGCTATCGGTGATCTAGATCCTGTTAGCGGTAACATTTTTACACCCCCTATTGCCCATGATGATGTAGCAACTATTTACTACGGAGAAAGCGAACCTATCTCTGTTCTATCTAATGATCAGGTATTTGGTGGTAAGAACTTTAGAAGAAACTCTCTTCAAGTTGTAACTCCTCCTTTATCAGGAACGGCTGTTCCTGATATTTATGGAAGGATTGAGTATAGCTGCATTGATTTCCCTGATACGCATCCTTCTAATCAGGACACCTTTACTTATAAGGTAAAGGACAATGCTAACCTTTGGACTACTGGTACGGTTTATGTAAACATCGCATCAGGCCCTCCAACAGGAGCCTTTACTCCCTCTATTCCCTTCACAGGAGGAACTGCATATCCTGGCCGTCTAGCCCCTTACGGAGCTAACCCAGCCAATGTTACCTTCTCAGGGGGTCCTCTTGCAGGTTCTCTTATTGATGCCTGTGGTATTACTTGGCCTATTCCATGGAAGTCTACCACTGGTCCTAACAATGATTTCTACAAGATTGAGAATCTAGGTGATCAGTATGCTGACGATGTACAGCTTAGTGGTTTTGCTCTACTATATCCTGACCTAGATTCTGAGTCTGCTGGAAGTATTGTTATAACCCAGCCTGGAACCTATGAGAACTTTGTTTCTTATAAGAAGATTCAAATCAGGGCTCATGATGTCACACTTAAGAACTTCATTGTCGATCCTTGCTTAGGCGGTGACGCTGCTGCTAAGTCTGCCATATGGCAAAAGCAGAACTCTGTGGGCTATGATCCTAACTTCTGGTTAACTAACCTAAATTCGCCTACTACTGTAAAAGGACCTTGCCCTCTTTATAAGGTAACTGATAACCAAGGTAATCTAAAGTATTACGAAAGACAACCTAACTCAATCATTTATAGCATTGATTGTAACAAGATAGCTGGTGGAAGTACTAATGTTTCTGGTACTACCATTATTGATGGTATGGTAACCTGGGGATCTAGTAAGACCATTCTTTTAAGAGATCACTCAATCGTAAAGAGGTGTGAGATCAAAGAAGGTGGTGCCGACTCTTTAGAGTTTGGTGGGGATTATGTTTCCGCAACGGGTAACTGGTGTCACCATAACGGACCTCTTGCAAAGAGCCACTCCGATGGTATGCAAACGACTGGTAACTTTAATACCTACATGTTTGGAAACTTCATCGACATGCCTAACCCTAATACGGTTTATGCAGAGCCTTATAAGTCTAATGCTGCTTATATTACCAGTCCTACAAAAGGCAATATGGCAAACTTAGCTATTATAGGAAACTGGCTAAATGCAGGAAACAGCACCTTGTATATTGGTGCTGGAGATAAATGGCAGAAGCAGTCTACTATAGGTGTTCAAGCCTCTTCTACAGGAACTTGTACCTTTAGCTTGAAGGGTAATCAGTTCTCTGCAACTCCAGAGGAAGGTAGAATTAACCTAGCAGGAGACGGCATCATCCTTGAGAAGTATGTTGTTAAAGGCTCTACTGAGGCTTACTGGTGGGAAGTCCCATCTGATCTTTGGGGTCGCACTGATACTTCTACCATAGTTCTTTCTGGACCCGCTGGAGGTTGGGAAGATATTGTATATGATCCTACTGATCCTTTTGCTGGTCCTGATGGTTACAAGTCTACTTACGGTGATCCTAATGTAGGTTGCTTGTGTCCAAACCCTGATGTTTATTTTGATCAGGGGGACTATACTGCCTACTATAACGATCCTAACGGATGGGATCCAACAGTAGGTGCTGATTGTGATTGGGTTGCTCAAGGACAGCCTTGCAACATCTTGTTCAAGCCTACTGTAGACGGTGAACCCATGGTTTTCAGTGCGGTAAATTCAGCAGGTGCTCCTTACGGACAGAACGGTCTTTATAGAATATCTGATCCTGCTAAGTGTATGATCATTGGAAGATACGATGATTCAGAAACTGCTACTAGCTTCTATCATCCAAAAAACTTCTCTGGAATCATTATCGCAGATAACAGATGGGGTGC